AATTTTTACAGGGTTTGCACGCCAAAAAGCAAGGGGGTGGGGGGGGGTGTCAACTTTGCAGAGGTCGTGTGTGCGGGAAACTATACAAACACACCCCGCCGAAAAACGCTGACGGGGGGGGCATTTGCCCGATTTCGGCACCAAAAGGCGCATAACCCGTATTATGTTAATAAACGTATTCAATGAAATCAATGACTTAGCCTGATTCGGCTCAATATTGACAAGATTTGGAGGGATGTGTACGCGAGTGCGCCCGCGCATCGCTGTCCGTGTGCGCTGCGTAGCCCTAACCTAACCTCGACCAACGTCTAATGCAACGTCTGCGTTGTGCTTTCTGCCATCATCTCATCGAGGCCAACCAATGTCTCTGCTAATGATTGCATGATTGTATTAATGCCCACACCATGCGCCATGCGCTCACCGATGTAGTCTGACAGCGCGTCCAGCTCATCGTCGGCCTCCATGCTTTCCTCGCACTCTAGCCGCAGTACAACGTCCACACTGAAAGTATCACTCATGTTCTCTTCCCATTAAAAAAAAGGCCAGCCCGAAGGCCAGCCAGTTCGGCCACGAGGGCCAGAGGAGCGCAGGGGCAGACGAAGGGAGGATAAGGCCAACCTGCCACGCCAACATATGCGAACCTCACATAAAGTCAATGTCGTCTTCTAGCGAAGTTTGCGGCGTGAACTTCGTCACCTTTGCATCGGGAAAGCTGTTGGCAACCTCCGCCATCATATCGGCGAACTTACCCGCCAGCACTGCACACACATCGCTGACATGGTACACCAACCAGCCCGGATGCGCCTGCCTCACCTCACGCAGCGAACCGCTAGCCAAGAAGCAATAAACGCTTTCGCCATGCTTGCACAGATAACCATCGACCACTGGCGGCTGATGTCCGTCTACTCTTGCCTTCTGATCCATGACCTCAAGTGCCTTGATCAAGCTCTGCGCCGCCGTCTGCGCCTCTACATGCTCACCTGCTCGCATTGCCACGTCCAGTTGATCCTTCAGCTCCCTATACCTCACCGCGTATGCTGGCGGAACATGTTCAACCAACGTATCACCCCACACGCTTGCTGAGCGCTTGTCTGCGGCCACGTAAGGTACAACCGCCGCATACACGAGCCTGCTGTATGTCTCCGCCTCTGCTTCCCGTTTATACGTGCCTCGCTCTGCCATCGCCTTCTTTGCGGCTGCTGACTTTGGGGCGGCTTTCTTCTTTGCGACCATTGACCTGTTCATCCTTTTGTAAACTCATTCCAACCTAATCAGCCAACCCAGCCAACCCGACGATTTGCTGCGACTGTGATGCTGTCCCGAAGGGCATGCGTCACTGGCGCTGCTGGTCGTCTAAATTATAGAGTGTTCACTTCAGTGAACTCTATTTAGACCTGCGTCTTGACAAAGTGCGCCACTGCAAGTAAAATCTCGGTAGAGATTTCAGCAAATCCAGTGGCGCATCATATAAATAAGGGGTTTGCGCGATAACGAATCACCCCGCAAAATCACTCAATTAAGTCAAATAATTCTTCCCCATCGGGGAAATAGATTGACGCTATGAGTTGATTTACTTCGCGCCAGCCCTCCGCAACCTTCTGATAGTCCAACTGCGCCTTTGCCTTGTGCGGCCAGAAATTTAGCTTGGTTATCTCCCCATCAACGCGCACGCTGCACTGCAAGTGCCAAGGTGCCGCATCAAAGTTTGGCCAATACAAGTCGGCCTCCCCATTGTGAAATTCATCCAGCATGTTGGCCACACTACCGAATGCCATCGCATTGTTAGCCTGCTTCTCGTCATCCCAACGGTAATAGCAATCCTGCCAATCTCCGGTCCACTCCCGCCTGTTGCTTCTCACGTCCATCTCATTTCTCCCACTCTGCCAGCTGCCTGCACACCCATGCGCGTCTTGCGTTGGCTCTCTGATTTATACTCAATTTCTTCCAGCAGTTCGGTCTGCATCCACTCTTGGATAATCTTTGCCGCCATGCTGCGCGTCTTCGTGTCCTCTGCTTTATCGAACATCCAACCCGTGATGACATTGCCAACCCAGCGCTTCTTATCCTGCGGCCTGATGCTGTAACGCTCGCCATCAATACCCTTGTCGATGGTTGTCAGGATTGCGTTGACCACTGTCGTCGTTAAGCCGTCCCATAGATCAGGCAGTGTAAACGCAGTAGCCACGCCAATATTCTCGCCGTTATCAAGCTGAACGGATACCAGCCTGCGATAGATCGACGTTTCCACTGGCTTTGACAAGTTATTCTTGCCAGCGTCCACACGGAACAGGCCCAGCGCTTTGTTTTCAGGCACACCCATTTCAATGGCGTCCTCTTTTGTTATCTTGTTGATAACTCTGGCTGCGCGTGCTGCCCCAATTAACGCCCCGGCCCCGCGAACACTGTCGATTGTGGCGTCCTCGTTCGGGCTACCCTTGCGCAAATGGTGAACCACATCCAACCCGCAACCACACTCGCGCGTCAACTTGCGCATCATAGCAACCACCGCCTGCACTTGTGGGTTGGAGTTTTCGTTGATTGCGTGGGTCGAGACGAATGGGTCCATCATCACCAAGCCAACCTTGCGCTCGATGATCTTTTCACGCAAATGCGCTAAAAGCTGCGTGTTTTCGACCAAACCTTCACGCGTCTCCATCGCCAACGTGATCTGGATGGTGTCCTCTGCGTCCATATACAGCCTGTGTTCACCCGTGCTGATGTCAGCGTGTGAAATGTTGTAATAACGCATTGCAGCCGCTATCCGCAGGCGCATTTCGCCTCCGTCATCTTCTAAGTTAATTATCCAGACAGATGTGCGCTCTTTTATCGGCTCACCGAGCAGTTCGCGACCCGTTACGATTGCCAACGCCTCAACAATGGCCAGTGAAGTTTTGCCGACGCCGCCTGCTGATGCTGTGACCGTGACAAACCCGCGAATATACTGGTTCCCGTATATCCAGCGCCGTTTAGGCAGGTCAGCCTCAACAAACTTGGCAACAGGTGTCGGCCACTCGCCTCGTACAGGCTCTGTGGGCTTGCTCTCAGGCTCGTTGGACTCGTTTTGGGGTTCTGGGTCGGGAATGTACTCAAAGTCGTCCAGTGTAGCCTCCTGCGGCTCTGGTATCTGCTGATTGACCTCTTCGAATGGCGATGGCCGCAGCTCAGCCGCGTAAGTACGCACCGCCGACGTCATGTCACCTTGGTGTTCAAAATAGCAATAAAGGTCGAACGCATCGCCCCACGCCATCGTTATGTCGCCTGTCTTTGACTGGCCGATGCCTGCGGATGCGTCGCTGCCTGACAGGCTAACCCAGTGCGTGCCGAAATCTTTGGTGGCGTGTGAGCCTGACGTCTGCATTGGGCTGGCGTATGACTTGCTTGCGCCGAGTTGGTTGTAACCGTACTTGGCGAACAGGTCGGCAATGGTGTGCCTGTCGTTGAACTCTTGCACCGGGTCAACATCGTCTGCACTGCGCTTTGCTTCGCGCTCAGCCTGACGGCGTTCACGCTCAAGCGCAGCTCTACGTTCGGCTATCTCTTCATTTTTCTTGCGGAAAGCTGCGTTGGCCTCAACCATGCTGCCCTCGATCCTCATGTAGCCGCTGCCGCGATGCTTTACGCTTTCATAGAACAATGGTTCACCGTCGTCGCCGCGCTTGCCTGCTGGCACGTTCGGTAGGTAGATTGGCTGACCTGTGCGAGCTAATGCTGGGTCACATGTGATTTTTTCAGCACGCATCATGTCAAACATTGCCAACTGCATGTCTGCGTATTGATCGCCGCCTACTGGCTCAGCCAGCGGGATGAGTACGCGCCACTTTTTGTTGGCCTCGCTTGCACCTGATGACGAATAGATAAGTGACGCTGCGTCACTTGTAACCTTGCTTACGGCTGCTTGCAGCGTTTCAAGCGCTGGGCTGCCCTCGTCAACATCAATGGCCAGCATGTGATACTCGCCGTTCGCTCTCTGTGCGTCATGGCTGCGTCCGTCATGCTCACGGTATGTGCTTGGAATAATGAAGCTGGCTTCCGCTTTCTCGCGTGCCTGCGGCTGGTCAACCATGTCGGCAATTGCCTTCAGGTTTAACCCGTCATAAGTGCCGCCGCTGTTTATGCGCGTGTCGAACGCACCGTTCGCAGTGAGCATCATTTGCTTGTTTACTTGGCTTGTTTTGGTTACACTCACGTCGAGCATCCTCCTACGGGCATTGGTGGGTTTCTCTCCTATAAGCGCGGCAGGTTCCCACACCCGCCGCGCTTACTTATTTTACCCTTAGAACGGAATATCGTCGCCGCCTAGGTCGTTTGCTGGCGCTGGCGCTTTGATGTCGGCAAACGGGTCAGCCGCAGTGGCTGGGCCAAAGTCATCAAGCGAGGTGTTTTCGCCGCCCGACATGGTTGTTGCTACGCTATCAAAGTCATCTAGAGAACTACCGCCGTAGACTACATGCGTGACCTGCACGGTATCTATCAGGAGGCTGATGCCACCATTGCCGTCTGGGTCTGTCACGGGGTACGCAGTCACTCGGATTGAACCTTTGGAGCCGCCCCAGATTGCAGTGTCCGCCAATGGTTTCTTGTCGCCACCTATGACGTTTGGCTTTTTGTTTTCTTCGCCTTGTGCGTTGCAACCATTGCGCTTGGCACGGAACTCAACATTGCCATTCTCCAGCTTTTTCATGCCGAAGACTTTTGTAAAAGGTGCCTTGGTTACGCACGAGTTGTAATGGTCTTTCAGCTCATTGTGCAGCGTGCGTGCGTCGTCTGCACTCATCTCCCAACCGATGCTGTATGCAGCACCCTGCGCTCTTGGCGGACACTCCTCGCTTCGCTTCTCCGCTGTGCTGTATTTGTAGGTAGCGTGAAGGCGCGGGTACTTAAACTCGACGTTGCGTACCATTACGGGTTTGAAATCATTAGACATTTTGTCTCTCCTATAGGTTAAATTCGGCTGCGTCTTGCTGCAACCATCGTGGTAAATCAACTACGTTGATCTGGTCGGAGAAGCCTGTTGGGTATTCCCCAGCATCGTTGGCTTCTTTAATTTTGGCAAGGGTCTCATCCACAATGGCGTGACCATAGTCCAAAAATTCTGGTGTCAGCTCCGTCACGTTCACCGCGTATGGAGCTGATTTTTCGACAAACACAAAGGCAAATCGTTCAGCCTTATAGCCCGCCCATGTCAGCACTTTCATGTAGAAAGCGGCCTGCACATGGTATGAAAAGTCGAGGATAGTCTTTGCCACTGACTTGGGGTCAGATGACTGACATGTCTTGATGTCATATAGGACGCCGTTCTCTTCCCAGTATGAATCTGGGCGCGTCTTAATTGCCAAACCTGTCTCAGGGTCAGTGCCGAAAAAGCTGGCCTCGTTGATCGTTGTCGGCCCAGCCATACGCTGCCCGACGGGGTGAAACAACACGCTGTCAGCAACATTACGCGCCAAGTCATAGTCGCCAGATGTCAGCAGTGTTTTGCCGTCGATCTGCGCGGCTTCATATGCCTCGGACCATGCCTTGCCGCGTCGGGTGTCAGGTCCACGCATTACAAGGTTCTTTTCAGCTTCCAAGCAGAGCGCATGGACCGCTGTGCCGAGATCAAAAGCTACGCTGGATTTGTAAACCTTGGCTTTCCAGTGCGCCAGCGATTTGCTGTGAACCATCTTAACGTCAGAAGAGCTGATGGCGTCCATCGCATGATATTCGGCATTGGATAGCTTGTCGGCGGTTATCATTGTCATGCCATTAGCTCCCTAACTATGAAACAGAACGTCTCAAAGTCTGTTTCTATTTGACCTTCGCCGCCGTCCATAACGGCAGCCAAAGGTATTACGCAGCGGTCTGGCTTGCGGTCATACTTGTATATCAAGCATGGCAACTTGCCTTCACGCTCGGCTGCGACTTCAACCTGCTGCCACCATGATGGTGAGCCGCCGATTGGGCCGTCTTTGTATCGCTTCAACTCCAACGTAAACGGAAAGTATTCATTGTCAGCGATTAGGTCTGCGTGCGCGCCAGCACGGTATTGCTCAAGGTCGCGCTTGAACTTAATGCCAAGCTCATTGAACAATTGCTGTGCAATGGTGCGCTCATACGCTGCGCCTTTGTTGCGCCCGTTTACCATTAGTCAGCCTGCGGCTGCTGGACTTCAATGCCAGCCTCTGCTGCTTTAGCTATAGATGCTGATCGAACGTAAGCTGAGAACGATAACCCCGCGCGCTTGGCGGCAATAGAGATTGCCGACTTTTGCGCCATCGTAAACGATATTGTTTGTTTGTGATCCATGTGGACCTCCTTTGGTTGCATCAACATCAATAGACTAAAAAAGTATCGTGACAACCCCAAAAGAGTGCTTGCGCATACTTTTTACATACCTTAGTAAGATTGCACGAACAAACAAACCAAAAGGAAACACCATGTACATTGAAGTAACAATCTCTAACACCCACGAACGCGGTTTTGCATTTGCCATCGCTGAAAATGGCGACCAAATGTTTATTCCGCCGCATGTAGCTGACGGCTACGACTTGCAACGCGGCAACACCATCACTGCTCAGGCTGCTATCAATCCAAGCGAAATGCAACGCGCCAACACTAAGTGGGTCGCACTTAACCTTGCACCAGAGAGCTTAGCGACCACTGATGCGCAGCCAGTCGCCGAGCCACAGATTAAAGTGGAACAAGTAGAGCAGCTCAGTATCGAACAGCGCGATGAGCTGGTACATGGCTTTATCTGTGACGGCGCTTACGCGACCACTGCCGAGATTTCACGCTGCACTGGTCTGGACCACAAGACTGCTGGCAACAGCGCACTGCGCCTGTTTAACTCTGGCCTGATTGCCAAGGCCGATGTCTACAATCGTGTTGGTCAGCAGCGCTCTACTGTTACGCTTTGGGCTGATAGTGCGGCATCATTCTTGGGTGACGACCAATGATTACCGCAGCAGCATGTTTAGCCGCCGCCGTGTACTTTGAAACGCGCAGTGAGCCAGTGGACGCCCAGCTTGCTGTGGCTGAGGTCATTATCAACCGCGCCGACCATCCCGACTTTCCTTCAACAGTCTGTGAAGTCGTCACCGAACACCGCACACCAGTCAGCCGACCTTGGGCCTGCCAATTTAGCTTCTACTGCGATAATAAGTCTGATCGGCCACAAGACGCCGCAGCTTGGGCTACAGCGCAGCAGGTAGCGTCTCAGGCGCTCTCAGGTGACATTCTGGGCCACGGAGCCGTCTACTATCACACAACGGCTGTGAAGCCTGTCTGGCGGCATGATTTGACCGCTGTGGGCGTCATTGGTTCGCACGTCTTTTATACTGACGGCGAATGCTACCTGCCAGCGTGCTCACTGCGACCACAAGCGCGCCCAGTGGGGGAGATGTTATGATTGATTGCCCAGAATGCGACGGCACTGGCGAGGCGACGTATGAGGTGTTTCAGCCGATGTCATTCTCAAACCCGTATGGTGACTTTGAGGAGCGCCCATGCGTCTGCGATAATTGCGCAGGCAGCGGTGAAATAGAATCAATGGAAGAAGAATAATGGTCAATATAATTGGAGAGTTTAAGAGTGACAGGGCAAGTAATACTCAAGCGATTATTGAGGGTGAACGAGATCATGCTGAAGCAATCGGCAGCGAAGAACAGACCGGGCTTGAAGCAGCAACTGGAGGAACAACGCGCGTTGATAGGTATGCTCGAACCTTACCTGAAGCAGTAACCCCAGCAGAAAAATTCGAAGAGCGGCTCGGCATTGCCATGTTAAAAGAGGCTCTGAATAATCCTCAAATACCCAATCCCGAAAA